CGTTAGCTTGAGTTTTCATTGTATTCACCTTTGGTGTTAGTTGGTTGGGCTGTTTTGCCCTGCCGTTGATGGCCATTACATAGTAATATGATTTGGAAGTGGAAGTCAAGGATTATTTTCAACTTTCTTTTTACCCTTTAGGGTAGTGTTGATGGACAACCATCATCGGAATTCAGCTTCGCTGCAATGTGTATGTCACATAACCTAACACATTATGTGGCATAGCATGTGATTCACCTTCGGTGGCTGGCTATGTTGTCCCACTTGGCCAAATTCGCACCTCACTCAAAACCTACACCGAAGGTGAGGCACATTGGCATCTCACTGACTGTGTAACACTTAACATATACAGAGTATATGGGCCATCTGTTGCACCTAAACTGCTGCACCGGAGGTGTTAACACGTATTATGTGTGGTTTCTTGTGCATTATGCGTAGGAAACAGGCAATGTCATAGGGGGCAGGGGCCACCGGGGCGTCATGCGTTATTGTTCATGGGTTAATACACAGAAGGTGAAAAAGAGGACTGTAAACCACTAGCCGTGAAACAATAACCGTGAAACACTAGTCACTATATGACTAACAGGTACTATAGCCTACATGTATACGCACTATAACCTACACATATAGTACCTAATAGCTAGGGTTCTGGGCACTTTCAGTGCAAACACCCCCTATACAAGCATAATTAGTGAAAATAGTGCTTGACTTTTCCCCAGATTAGTGTATAACTGTATACTGTGTATGCTAATAAATACCACTTAAGGTGCCAACACATAAGGTGCCTTCCTCTAGTCATTCTAACTACTTCCTTCTAACTAAAAAAGCACGATAAAGAAGAACAGTATAACTAACTTCCTTAAGATGCCTTATCTGCCAAACACCTTAAGTGTATACACACTAAAATACTCAAATCGCCAACACCTTAAGTGTATTATATTTGAACTAATTTCAACGAATAGTAAAATAATGCTTGACATTTAACCAAAAATAGGTATAACTGTATAACATGACGGATCATGAAATAACCTTAGCATGTAGAACCCATGACAATCTTCTTGAAAGAATGTATGAACTACTACAGAAAGGTAAGTTGAATAAAGGGGCACTACCTCACTCGACAGTTTACTATGTAAGAGAAGCATTGAAGGCTAGGACAGGAGTTCTCTACACATTCAACCAGATAGCAATGGCAATATACCTACATGAACAGAGATATCCTAGACAATGTTAAAAAATAAGTATCATTCTCGGCCTTTAACATACTATGCCGAGCCTACTACTACAGCTCTTACCACTATCTACACCGTACCTACTAAGCATACTGCTCAGTTAATGTGTCTGCAGGTAACTAAGCTAAGTACAAGTGGTAATGCTAATTTTACCATGGATATTGAGTCTGTTAGATTAAATGATACTATGCATATATACCATGATATAGTAGTGAGTCATGGAACTGCATTAACAGTAGACACCCTACACCTATACTTAGGGCCAGGTGATGTAATCAAAGTTAGCTCAAGTGTAGCAAATGCACTAGCTGTGACCATTTCCCTCGATGAACATTACGACCCTAACGCCACACACGGAACCTAGCACAATGAGACAATTATCTGAACAACAACAGCTATTCCTCCAAGTCCTATTTGAAGAGGCAGGAGGTTCTATTCTTCAAGCCAAGCAACTAGCTGGCTATTCAAAGACTACCTCTACCACATCTATCGTGAAGGCACTGAAGGAAGAGATAGCTGAACATACTCAGATGTATATAGCACGTAATGCGCCACTTGCAGCAGCAGCTATGGTGTCGGGCCTAAACGATCCTACTCAGTTAGGTATTAAAGATAAGATGAATGCTGCTAAGGATATGATGGATAGAGCAGGATTTGCTAAAACAGAGAAGGTAGAAGTAAAGGCATCAGGTGGTGTCATGTTACTTCCACCCAAAGATACAGACACATAAGGTAAAGCACCTTATGAAATAGCTTAGTAGAGATGCAAAGCACTTACACCACAGAATACTTACAAAAGAAGTGGCTCACTTGCATCTCTACTTCCCCTACACGGAGTAAGTAATAGTGGAATTAATAGAAGAAGAGTGTATGCCTAGTGCAGGTGCCTATGAACTACCCGACATTGATCTTGAATCATACGAATGGGTTCCTATACCAAGGATAGGTAGGACAGTGCCCTTTGGGTACATGCTATGCGAGGACGATAATGACATACTCATTCCTCTACCAGATGAACTAGAACTGCTAGAACAAGCAAAGAAACACTTAAAGTTATATTCCTATCGTGAAGTAGCCAATTGGTTAACTACACAAGCAGGACGTAGTATCTCTCACATGGGATTAAAGAAGAGAGTAGAGAGTGACAGGAAAAACAAGACAAAAGCTAGAAGCGCAAATTACTGGGCCGAAAGGTACGCCAAAGCCAAAGCGATTGCGGAAAAGTACGAAGCCCACCGTAAAGGTGCGAGAAACTTCGCAGACAGACGCTTCACCTAGCATAGCAACTACTGCACCTCCAGTGGTAGCGCAGTCAGTCCCTGTGTCTGTGGCACAGCAGAATGTCATCTTTGCCCCTAACGCAGGGCCGCAGACAGACTTCCTAGCTGCTGCAGAGAGAGAAGTACTATATGGTGGTTCTGCTGGTGGTGGTAAGTCTTATGCTATGCTAGCAGACCCACTACGCTATATCACACACCCACAGTTCTCAGGATTGTTACTACGACATACTACTGAGGAATTGAGGGAGTTGATATGGAAGTCTCAGGAGATGTATCCTAAGATCATTCCTGGTATTAAATGGTCAGAGAGGAAGCTAACATGGACTGCACCTAATGGAGGTAGACTATGGTTCTCCTACCTAGATAAGGATGATGACGTACTACGCTATCAGGGTCTATCCTTTAGCTGGATTGGCTTAGACGAGCTTACACAATGGGCTACTCCTTTTGCATGGGATTATCTAAGATCACGATTAAGAAGTACCGCATCTGACTTACCTATCTATATGAGAGCGTCTACTAACCCTGGTGGTAGAGGGCATTCTTGGGTCAAGAAGATGTTCATTGATCCTGCCCCATTTGGCACAGCCTTTGATGCTACTAATATGGAGACAGGCGAAAAGCTAGTCTACCCAGACGGACATAGCAAAGCAGGTGAAGCGCTATTCCGTAGGAAGTTTATCCCTGCCAAACTTTCGGATAACCCATACTTGAATGAGACAGGGGACTATGAAGCCAACTTACTCTCCTTGCCTGAACAACAAAGGAGACAGTTGCTTGAAGGAGATTGGGACATTGCTGAAGGAGCTGCATTCCCTGAGTTCAATAGATCCATACACGTTGTGGAACCATTCGACATCCCTAGCAACTGGACTAAGTTTAGAGCAGGAGATTACGGTTATGGTTCTTATTCAGGTATTGTATGGTGTGCTGTTGCGCCGAATGACCAACTTATCATATACAGAGAATTATATGTGTCAAAGATGCTGGCAGAAGACTTAGCAGACACTATCCTTGAAGCAGAGAAGGGCGATGGCCGTATGCAGTATGGCGTATTGGACTCCTCTTGTTGGCATAAACGTGGGGACACTGGCCCTAGCATTGCAGAGAGAATGATAGTGAAAGGGTGTAGATGGCGACCCTCTGACCGTAGTAAAGGTACACGAGTATCTGGCAAGAATGAATTACACAGACGCCTACAGGTAGATGAATTTACGGAAGAGCCACGGATGATTATATTTAATACCTGTAAGAATCTTGTATCCCAGCTACCTATTATACCACTAGATAAGAAGAACCCTGAAGATATTGATACTACATATGCACATGATCACTTATATGATGCACTTAGATACGGGATTATGTCTCGGCCTAGGCATGGTGTATTTGACTATGATCCAGCAACAGCAAGATCTAATAAAATGGCAATAGCCGATGCTACCTTCGGGTACTAACTACAACACTTTGTGAGTAACAAATGGCAGAAGAAATTACACCAGAACTAAGCAGTGAAACTGTAGCATTAGAGGATGTGTCAGCAGCATCTGATGAGAAGTTATACGTCAATCGTTTAGTAGAAACAGTAACAAATCGCTTTAGTAAAGCCGAAACATCTCGTAGACAGTATGAAGATCAGTGGCTACGCAACTACCGTAATTATCGTGGTCTATACAGTCCGGATGTGCAGTTTACTGAAGCTGAAAAGTCTCGTGTATTCATCAAGGTAACTAAGACTAAAGTACTAGCTGCATATGGGCAGATTACTGATGTGTTATTCAGTAATGGTCGCTTTCCTTTATCTGTAGATCCTACGATACTACCTGAAGGTATTTCAGGGGATGTGCATTATGATCCTGCTAAAGAAGAGGAAGGTGCTGAGGAATCTCCCTATGGCTTTGCAGGAGATGGTAAAGTCTTACCTGCAGGTGCTACAGAATCCACGCTACTACTAGGCGCCTTAGAAGAGAAGCTGGAAGGTAAGGATATGGTAGAAGGGCCAGGAACAAGTCCTACTGCAGTTAACTATAATCCTGCTATGATTGCTGCTAAACGTATGGAGAAGAAGATTCATGATCAGCTAGATGAATCAGAGGCAACTAAGCAACTACGCTCTGCTGCATTTGAACTACCACTATTTGGTACAGGTATCATGAAAGGCCCAATGGCAGTGGACAAAGAGTATGCTGATTGGGACGAAGAAGGTGCGTATACGCCTATCAACAAGACTGTACCTAAAGTATCTTATGTATCTGTATGGGACTTCTATCCGGATCCAGATGCAACACAGATCAGTGATTGTCAGTATACAGTACAACGTCATAAGCTCAATAGAACACAGTTACGTGAACTAAAGAAGCGACCCTTCTTCCGCAAAGATGTCATTGAAGATGTGGTAGAACGTGGTGAGAACTACGTTAAAAAGTATTGGGAAGATGATTTAAATGATTACCAAGTAGACACTGGCATTGATCGGTTTGAAGTACTAGAGTATTGGGGTGTCATGGACATGCAGACACTGGAGGAGTAT